TAAATCATCCGGCGTTGTCTGCGATAGTTCTGAATAAAGATCCATTAGACTGATCTGTTTCTCTTCTTTCGTTTCTTTATCGCGGACAGTTACCATAGTATCACCAGCTAAGCAGTACAACAGGCTTAGCGCAAGGCCACGGCCAGCGTCCGGCGCGGTTGCACGGCTGACAATTCTTGAACCATTGTCAAAAACAATTGTGCCTTTGGCATATTCAACTATGCCAGCTCGCAGCCAGTTGACCTGTTCTAAATTTTCATATGCGAAGCGCACCTTGTCCATAATTTCTAACGCCTGGACGAATTTGTTTGCTGCAATAAGGATTGTTGAATCGGCTTCAAACATCGCTTTCCAGAGGATATATGACGCAGCGCAGGTTGTATTGTGACTGAGGATACCATTCGTGTGGTATAGATGATTCATCTCATCATCCGATTCAACCTCGACACAATACATATGGCTTCGGACACCAAGACTTTTGCATGACTTTACATATTCAATGCCAGTTTCGGTCATCACTCGATCACCTTCTTTGAGATCTTCAAGCCAGCACGTCGAATAATCGTGCAGCACGATTCGATGGCGGTCGGCTGCAAGTAACTGGTGCTTTTCTGTGCGCAACTCCCATACTTCATAAGGCACAGTGCGGTAGACATTGTTCACCACGCCGAAGTCACTTTTAAATGAGGCCGATGCAACGTGCGTGAATTTCTTCATATTATCGACGTATATACTTTCCTTGGTCCTATGGTCCCTGTCGATAAGATACAGCAAACCCTGTATCAACTTGATCTTTAATTTCCTAAACATTCAATACTATTATCCATCTTTTTGTTTTTCAGTACTTATCGGCTTAAATAACAAGCTACAAACAAGGAGTGTTCAATGTTCCAATTAATGATTTGTGCAGTTGATGACATAGCAAAATGCAAGAACGCATTCAAACCAACCTATACCATAAGCATAGTTGATGGCGACTATGACGTAGGGAGCACCGACCTAAAGCTTCGCATCGATAACATTACCAATCCAATGCCCGGCCTCGTGCACCCACAGCCTCGCCATCTCGAAACGATCCTCGCATTCACTGAGGATCTTGGTGATGATGACAGAATTCTCATCCATTGTAATGCCGGTCAAAGCCGGAGTACTGCAGTTGCTATCGCCGTGCTTATCCAGCATGATTTAACGCCGCAAGAAGCGTTTGACACGGTTGCACAACTTCAGCCCAACCTCCTACCAAATATGAGGTTAATCGAATACACTGACCATTATTTTGGCTTAGGTGGCGCACTTATCAAACTTGTCGATACGCAACGGCGCGAAAGTCTCGCACGGTTGCTAAATCTTGGCACCGTCAGTGCTGGTAATGTCGAAATGAAAAGCTTTATTGCCGCTGTTTAGTGGGGAAACTTAGCGCTATTTTGGCGCTCTTATTTGCATGTTTTGCATCCTTCCCTGGCGGTTACGACGCGGCTCGTAGTAGTACACCTTAGCGGGGATCTTGTCGCGACCAGCTAGAGCCTGGGCACTCAGCCTTGTGTGCCCAGAGATAACGTGATACTCGCCAGGTTGTCCCCATCCATGTGCGAGTTCAGGCAATTCAGGATTCTTGTTAATATTATCAATGTAAGCCCTAATGCCAGCCTTTGGCACGTAGGGCTGGCCGTAGTTGATTTTATCGATCGGTAGATGTTCAACTTTTGACCAGCCTTTGCCATATTTCGATGCCCCACCAAGATGCATTTGCTCAGGTCTTTTGAACCCAACATCAGTTGGATGCACAGTGATTTCCCTTTGGTCAACTGGCAATTCGTGGTCCCATGGGTGTGGCCTATTGGGTAATTGGTCAAGTGCGGCGTGAGCACGCTGCTTTTCCTCTGGTGTAAGTGGGGTGTTTTCACCGGGCTTATCGGTCTCATAAATTTGGCTGAGGATTGCACGGGTTATACTGCTGGTCAAAGCGGGATACTCCTGAGACACATAGGTAGATATTTACCTCTAAATCCCCATTTTGCCCATTGTGTAGCCTTTAGTAAAATGGATACCATAGGCTTTTGTGAATGCCTTTACGGCATCTTCTGATACAAATAGCGCCAATTTCTCTGATGCCATTAGGTCATTCACGCACAGCCACATCTGACCATCATGGTGTTCAACAGACAAGGTGCATTTCTGATCTTCGAGGAGCATTTTGTTAGTTACCTAATGCCATATGGTTCCACGGTCGTCCGATCAATCTGAAGCCAAATGATTGATAAAATTGTATCAGGCGTTTTGTATCAGGAAATCCTCACGTATAGCCCTTCCTGTGTCGCTCTGCTTTGTCTTGTATTTAAGCGGCATGTGTTCATCGAAAGGAAATCAAAATTGAATAATTTTACTTCAGGTAAGTATTCTTGAAAAGTCGAGTGTAGTCCCATCTGTCTAGCAGTCAGGTAACGACATCTAACATCTTGTAATCATTGCCAAAAGAAGGAGATCAAGCGTAATTAAGTAATATCTAATCCAATCTCCCACTCCCTGATCGACCATCTAAAGGGAGATTGAAATGACTGTTATTAACATGCGTACCTGCAATCTATGCAAGGAGAAGATGTATGGTGGTGTAAAAGGTTTTGAAAAACATGGCGAAACGTTTCATCCTAATTACTATCTAAACGAAAAAAGTTTCACATTCCATGAAAAGCTTTACTTCAATATTCGTGACGGTAAGTGGTATTTCTCGCGCAAGCATATGGCGCGAGCTATCAATAAATTGGGGTGGAGTGACGAAGCATATTATATGCTCTATGGCGAAGAATATATGCCAAATGAGTGGAGGGAGAACACAACTGATCCAAAATATGGTGATGCCAGAAATCGGCCTGAATGCCTGCAGTGTGGAGAAAGAAAATGCGGCTTTCAGAATTGGCAGTTTGATGCTTTCTGTTGCTTCAGTTGTTCGACAAAATGGCACGCCGTGAACACTGATAGAGTTGAAAGGGCTCAAACAACCAATAAGCAGAGGCTGGCTGAGAACCCGAATCATCAACTGAGGCCTAATCAATTGCAGTATCACCTTAATAAGGGATTAAGTTTAGAAGAGGCTAAAGCTGCTCAAAAAGTAAGGCAAACTACGTTCAACAGGGCTATTTGCATAGAAAAACATGGCCTAGAGGAGGGAATGGTAGTATGGCAGCGGCGACAAAATGACTGGCTTAACAGCCTTAAAAAATCCGGCATGTACCTCGGCGTGAGCAAGGTTAGCAAAGAGCTGATAGCTGCTGTTGCAGAACATGTTACAGGACTGACCACAGAGCACACGGTACGCTTAGGCCCGAAGAAATGGGCCAAGGTTGATTGCATTCATACTGATAAAAGGAAGGTGTTGGAATTTTATGGCGATTATTGGCACGGTAACCCAAATATCTATGGTGCCGATGACCTCATTAAAGGATGGGACGATGTCATGCCAGTGTGTGAAAGGTGGGAAGCGGACAAGATTCGTCAGCAAAACATAGAAAGTGTAGGCTATAAAATGTTTATTGTGTGGGAAAAGGACTTCACTACAAACCGCGAGGAAACAATTAATGCATGCGTGAAGTTCTTTCTTGAGGATTAAGGAAACGGAGGGGCTATAAATCCCGGAACCGGAAAGTTGAGAAAGGAGATGCCGCTAGGCTTTCTAGCGGCATCTACCATTTTGCGCTCTAGCCACGCGATTATACGTTCCTTAAGTGTCAATTGTATCAAATCACCTATTTTTACCTTATAAAGTCCTTTTTTTATTTCGGTATCGTATGTGTTGCACTTACCCATCTGACGTGATGTTAAACAAATGACATTCCTGTGTTCATGAAATGCCTTCAACATTTCAATCTGGAATTTGTAAGGCTTGAACGGTACTCTTCCTTCAATTGGGTGTTGGATCATCACATACTTCTCGATAAAGTAGATCGGATCAATCATACATTTCGCCAATTCTTTCAGACGTTCCGCTTCATAACGATCCTTAGAATAGCCCCTTTTAGTGATTTCGAGTTTGGCTGCCATATTTTAAATTATCCTACCACCTATAACCATGATCCTCAAACCACTGCCTAACTTTGGGGTCTGAGTTGAAAGGTTCGGTCTCACAAATTGAATTGAGAGCTGCCTGCCAATATTCAGCCGAATCATATTCGACACCTTCAGTCTCTGCGGCATTGCCCTCAGCGTCCGTTAATGCTGCCACCGCGGGATAGAAATCTTCAGCATCTGCCGCCCGTTGCAATTCTTTAAATGGCCTATAATATTCTGTGCGGCGTGCTAGTTCAGCAGCGTGGGCAGCATCCTCTGCATCAAGTTTGGCCTTCTCAATTTCCCAATCAGTAGGCTGTACACTCTTTCCAGTACTGTTCCGTGTCTGCCTTGCTTCAACGAGGTTAATCCAGTGCCGCATGCTCATGCTTTTATCATCTTATCATAAAGTTGAAATGCCGCTCTCATATCAGCGCCTGATGAATCCATCAATCTAATCTCTTTTATCACAGCATCAATTTCATGGTGCCAGAAATAGAGGAACCTATTTACGCGTGGATAATTTGGCTTAATGTCGATCGTCTGCCACAGAAATTCTTGAAGAATATGATTGTAATTTGGCATCCAATACAAGATATCAACTGTAATCAATGCCTGGTTAGCACCGATAAGCATATATTTAGGGTTTCGAGTTAAATCGTTTAGCCGGCTTATGGCGGCGCAACCTACTGGCCTCCACCTCTTTCAAATATGTAGAAAACTGTTTAATGCCTTCATTCCACAATGGCAGAGGATTGTCGCCTGATTTAGCAGGCACGTATCTAACAGGAATCTGTGCGTTGCCTTGATACTGGTAGGGGTCGGTGTTGTATTCATAGCCTTTGCGCGATGTTGGATTTATGCCATAGTCATAGTCAGCGTTTTCCTCGGTTGGAACCAAACTGCCGTCACTATCGACATCAACATCCATACAGTCGGCATCATCTTGTGGCGGGAAGTTAGCCAACTTTTCAGGATCGTCAGGCGCGGCCATTGGAGAAATGCCGGCGAGCTTCAGCAATTGCGCCAGTTCCGCCAACGAATCGGCATCAATCCTATACGTGTTTTCACCAGAGTTGATAGTTAATGATACGTCGGGCATTTTATCTCCTAGACCTTTTTAGCGGTTAGTACTACTTCATCACCATTCTTATTCAGATAGGTCCGAGTGAGGCCTTTTATCGTATCATCAAAGTTGCCATAGGGTGATGTCTTAGGTAACGGATCAATCTTAGCGCCGGGTTTCACAGCCATCGGCTTCACATACGGCGCGTCTTTATAATAGTCAGGGTCAAGTGGATGGGCGTCAAGGAACGAGAACATCCGCTTTTTATTTTCCGGCTGGATAGGTGGCACAACTTCGAGACGTTCCGCTGCGACTTTAGCGAGATATTTCAAGAAGCGTTTTGTATAGCCATCACCAGCGATTGGCGCATCGGATACCACAGTTTCATATTCGGGATACCGTGGGTCATTGGAAAGGAGTGGCGCCTTTCTTAGATCCTTTCGCATCGCCTCAAGGTCGGATGCAACAACTTCTTCCTGCCGTGTTGCCTGGATTTCAGTGGGATCATTTTCGCCACGCACAACGATCATCGAATCGGTTGTGCCAAGAATATGTTTCAATTCTTGCTGCAGAATAAACGAACTAATCGGAATGTGAGTTACAATATCGAGGATGTAGATCTCCGCTGCGACGAGAGTGGTAAAGTCAAGTGGATTTGCTTGCATGATCGTCTTTTTTGGACCATCAATGCTCACCACGTCATACTTCGACAGCAAATATTCGATTCGATCCATCATCACATCATCAATAGGTACTACAGTCCGAATCCTGTATCTAAATTCCTTGGTTGATGCAACAAGATAATCAAAGAAGCTAGGCATGCACACTCCCTATAGGCGGTTTAGATTATTTAGCGGACAGTTAGATTTGCAGGCGGCACCGGTTCATGTCGCAATTCTACCATTGCTGCAAACGAGCAGTTGACGTTACGCGGCTAGGAGCTACAAGTTACAACATAGCTTAAGGATAGTGATATGCGCAGACTTGGCGATCACCAACAGTCACAACAAGAACATATTGACAGCCGTATAATCGAACTGTTCCAGCATATACGATTTGTCTTAGACCTGGTCGAGGATATCGTTATCAATCCAAAAACTTTTGCACCACAACCTGAAGGTGCTGAGCAACAATTCAAAGCGCGGTCAAACACGAAAAAATATATGGGTATGAGAGAATGGACAGCGGTTAGCGGCATGTCTCGGGCAGCGACTTACAAAGCGTTCGCCGAGGGTTATATACATGCCCATAAAATTGGCCGCAGGACTGTTGTTGATGTCGACCAGGGTCTAGCGTGGATAGCATCGCAGCCGGCACCAAAAGTAAAACGGCGTAAAACTGTTAGTCAGTGAGCCTCCCACCTTTATTTCTTCTTGACCTTGGTTTCTTTCAACTTACCAACTAGATCTTTCAACAATTCATTTCTATCCGCTATGAAGGAATTAGGATCGTTGGAATCGATCATGCCGTTTGATACATTTTCGCCTAACTCATGATCGATCTTTCGTTTTTCGAGGCGAAGTTTGAGTGTTTTTAGCTTTTGTTCGCTTTTGCTTTTGCTGGCGTTCATAGCTATTTCAAGAAAACGAGCGGCTGGTTCTAGAATATTGCCAGCGTGGCGGGATTCAACATTGTAGCCAAGGTCGAGCATCTCTTTGTGGGCTTTGAGCGCCTGGCTGTAAATTTCATCCATTTCTTGGGCGTGTGTTGTAGTGCCCTCTTCGTCAACACCCTGGCCGACCATAGATGGCGAAAGTTTTTCAAGTGCTGCTGCCATCTTATCGACCTTTTCATTGGTTTTGTTTAGGTTTGGAATCGCGTCAGAAAACTCACCGAGTGCATCTTCCAACCTAGGCAAATTTAAAGCATGCTCAACTTGTCGGGTCATAGGCTAGCCTAGCGCCGGGGAGTTCTTAATTGAGCGATAAATTGTCGGGCAGCGCCCTCGATCGCATCAGCAACCAAGATCATCATAGCCACTGTGAGAAGGAGTGGATAAACAATTATTTTGCGTCGTTTTGGCTCATTCGGTTCGATCATTGCCCTACCACCTGAGAAATACACAGGCCGTTATTTAGTTCAACGCATAGACGGGTTCCGATAAATCTCGTTCTCAGTCATAATTCGAAAATTCATGCCGCGATTTTTGCAGAAATCAGTCGCTGCGCGCCATTTGGCCATATTGATCGCTAACACTGCCCTATCGCGTTTTGACCTGGTAGCGTGCTCAAAGGTTTGACGCGCTGGCTTCACCTCTATAAGCTCCGCGTGTTGTTTGCCCAATCGGTCGACAAATATGACAAGGAAATCCGGGTAATAACGACAGAACTTACCGGTGTAGGGTTGCTGATAAGGTATGGCAATCGGCTCACTTGCCCAACCAAGAACTGATCCGTGATTGTCAAACACACGCATTAGCGTAAGTTCCCACGAGGACCTATATGTTGGAACGTTAGTTCCAAGATACTTACTCCGGTTCACCGGACGATATAAACCTGACACAAAAGACGGCATCCATTATTTATGGTATGCCGTGCTATCCGAACAAATTTAACCCTCGTAAGCTTGGAATGAGGCTTGATAACGGTGTCTGATTGATCAAGCCAGCATTCGTCACGTTATAACTCACACCGCTGCCAATCCTTCCTACCACACTATTCTGATTCAGAAAAGTATTCGCACTCTGATTGAAGGAACCCTTCAAAACTCCACCTATATTAAGCTTATTACCACCGTCAAAGCTTTGAAAAACATTGGTGAGGACGTTAGAGGCAAAATTACCGGCGAATCCTTGATTACGGAGCAAGCCACTACTGTCGTCGATAAAGCCGTCCTGGCCAAACATTGCTGCAACTGGGTAAGCCGCTTCCGGCTCATAGAAATCGGATTTATCCAACCCCATAGTCGCGACTAGGTTTGAGTTTTGTAGTGTGCTGGTCGAATTGGCGACGTAGTTGATGCCCTCGTATGCAATGGTCATCGAGATTTCGTGAGTTGACGTGCCGGCGAAATCATGCTCATCAGGATCGAACACGGTAATTTTCGGATTGATTAAGTCATAGCGGTTATAATAGCTGGCGAAAACCTGATACACTTCCAATGTATTGAAATAGTCGGCCAAACTTCCAACCATATTCGATGCAATAAATCCCCAACCAGTGCCATTGGATTTGAACTGACCAGATATCTGATCCTGTGACCAATCCAGTGTATTTCGCGAATTCGGATCACCATAATAGTGTTTAAAGTAGCTCTGAAACATCTGATAGACACGATTGTCAACAGTATCGTGGAATTTTATGTTGATTGGCTGATATTCTACTCGCTTCTGGATGATTCTCTTTTTGTTATATTGGTTCACCGTTTCCGTTTCGAGTGACACCTTTGGTTGGTCAACAGTTTTAACGATAAACCCCAAGTTATGCGCCATATCTTGGCCAGATGTCATATCTTGAGCGACGCTTGGCACCAAATTTGACACACTTGTGGTCGAACTGGCGCCAACGCGCACAAACCTGACAAAAAAGAGGTATTTGGGCTTGGGTGCACTGTAATAGTATAAACCATCCAAGCCGAAAGTGTTCGTAGCAAGCCGACTATCTTGCAAAAGAAGCGGCTTGCCCGAATTATCAGTCGTTATACCATGTTCTGCCGGTGATGATACCATTATTATCCAACCGTTACGCCAGGAATCAACTCCGGTGTTGCTGTCTCCAATCCACTCGTCATTGTGGCATTGTCAAACCGAATGGTCAGTGTAATTTTCTGATATTCGTTTGTTGAATAGTCAAGCTGCGCAAATTTGACATTTGTCAGCATGCAACCTTCTAGGATCCAAGCATCAAGCACGTTATCATTACCACCATCCATTGTTTCAATGTAGGTAAGGAATTTGTAGTTGATACCAGCTTCGAACGATGTCTGCTCGAAATGGTTCAATTGCTTCTGAATTTGGTGAGTAACAAGCGATGTCACTGAATTTGTGACGTCATCTTTAAGCACCAATTCGATCGCTTCCCATTCATGTTTTCCAGCAAAGTAGGCACGGCTGTTATAGCTGTGCACTTCAATTTCATTATATCTCACTGTAGGCTTTGCGACACTCTCCACTTGCTGTGTGAGTTCCAAGCCTCCAGCGATTGGTCCAAAATGTGATACGCGTACTCTAAATCTATAGCTGAACTTCGGTTGTAAAAGTCCACCTCGACCACTACCTCCCCCTAAAGGTACGCCGAATTTTGACAATGAACTGCTGACCGACCCTGACACGGCAGTACTCCTCCAAAGATCTATTTCCATATTTATTTTAGGAATATATTGGACAATAAATAGGAGATTATAGTCATAAGGTTTGGATAATTTTTCGCAGATGTATTACGTTTATGCATTAGTTGATCCACGAACGAACCAACCATTTTATATCGGAAAAGGAACAAAAAACAGAGTAAAAGTTCACCTGCGTTCGCACGGCCACAGACATTCTAATCGAGAGAAACTAAATATTATCGCTTCTATAAGAGAAAATGGCCAGGAACCGATTATAAAAATTATACGGAACAGCATTTTAAGCGAACCAGAAGCTTATGCAGTCGAAAGTGAATGGATCAGATTTTACGGCAGAAAATCTATGGATAAGGGTGGAATACTTACAAATATTTGTCTCGACACGAAACCACGTAGATGTCTTAGAAGTCTTTCACCTCATAACCTTGAGCGGGACATTTTAAAAGAAAGCAATACAAAACAAAAAGTTAATCATGAATTCGACAGCTTCAATCTCTCTAAACAGTATACTTACCCGAGGTTAGGAAATTATGAGCGTAGTAAACGAGGTTGGACGGACCAACAACGTAAAAATTACAATGAAACAATTGCATCTGAGAAACGTACCCCTCCGTCACGGCTGGGAGCACTTCATTCGCCTGATACGAGACGGAGGATAAGCAAGAGCTTATCAGGTATTGCCAAGACGGATGTCCATTGCAAGAAAATTTCAGAGTCTCACTCTGCATATAAAAATCCGATGGCAGGTCGGAAACATACTGACGAATCCAAGAGAAAGATGAAAGAGGCACACAAAACAGCCACACGTCAGCTGAGGCCGGTCTACTTGTTGGTCAGAGGTGACGAGCAATATCATCTTACAACCAAAATGCTAGGAGAATTTTGTAAGACACGAAATCTTTGCAGAAACAAAATACTCAGAACAAGGCGATTGGGGATTCCATGCGATGGTTGGATGCTGTACAGAAATCCTCGTCCACCTATGGGCAAAAGGATAAAAATACGCAGTGCGGAGGAATCATTAGCCCTCAAAAAGAAATTAAGTGCTGCATCATCCAAAAAAGCACAACGAGTATATTGTGTTTCAATAAACGAGGTGAAGCAAACAGTCAATACTAGTGAACTAAGAAATCTGTGCTTACAGCATCAAATCAGCATTCATATGCTAATGGCTGCCAAAAGAAAATCTATAACTTATAAAGGTTGGGTTGTCACAGACATCACAAAAATAAAATCTAATCCCTATCCGGCTCCCTGAGATATGTTGAACAATCACCACCATTCAGGTTAAATTTGAAACGAATTTTATCGAAAATAATTTTCAACCAAAGGTATTTTATGACGAGAGAAGAAGCCCTCAACTATATCGAATCAAAAGTTTTCAAAGATCCACAAACTGGCTGTTGGATCTGGCAGGGGCCATATAGCCAAGCAGGATATGGTAGAATAACCAAAAAAACCAAACTATACCAACTGACCCGTCAACGCCAGATCCACCGTTCTATGGTATTTTTAACACGTGGCGGTATAGGGCCACTTGATCTTGTTCGTCATACGTGTAACAATCCTCCTTGTTGTTCGCCAGATCATCTTGAAATTGGAACGCATATTCAAAATATGCGTGATATGATCAGGCCATATGAGGAGCTAAGTTTAGCCGCTGCTGTCCATAGTGAAAAACGCACATTGGAGATCCTTAAACAATGCTTCGTGCACCTGTTGAATCTTCGCAAGAGGATCCGTCAGCTCCAAAATGTGGATGTGGTACTTTGAATCCATTCGCTTGGGGAATCCACCTTATGACCAGAAAAGTATGGGATGAAGGAAAGGAAAAATGGTGTCCTCTGTCGTCGTATGAAGACACTATTTTCGACATCCGACCAACCCTTACCTTTGTCCTCCAGGATCACCTACAGCGGCCAAAGAGGATCAGTGTCAAACATGACGATGGCTCCTCCTGGAGCCATCACCAATTTGTTGACGCTGTTGCTAACTCGTACCTAGCTTTGGCACGCTCAGGCACGATAACATTTGACACGTTCGGAAAATTAGTCCTCGAAAACGCAGCCAAACGCGGCTATGCATGGCATCCAGACGTGTCTAGCTAGTCCTTACAGTGCTAATCCGCTATAACCGCCAAAAGCAGGACTATTGCTAAGATCGCAAGAACGGCCACTATCCAGTTTGGCACAGTCCTTGCCCGCAACCATTGATTAAAGTCCATCAGGATCACTCCACATAAAAAAAGTCACCAACGCAATTTAGCAACCAAGTAGCTATCTTTGTCGCCTTTCAACCATTCCAATATCAATGGCACTGTATCGTCACCCTTTTCTAACCGTTTAAGTAAGACATGACCTTGATCACGGATATCTCGATCAATCCGTTGTAGTACTGCGGCTGCTGTTCTAATTCGGATCTTATAGTCCATTGCAATTCGACGCCAGAAATGGAAGTCGTCAGCAGTCCTGGCGAGACGCATAAGGTCCTTAGTCGAACGGATTTGTGCATACGCATCGACATGGCCGTGCGCAAGGTCATGCACACGTTGAAGGATGAGGGCAATAGCAACTGCCCTCAGCTCTTGTTGTGTTGGATCGACAAAGCTAAGCTGTCCAGTTACTTCACTTCCGGCAGCCATTTTCGTAACCTCACAAAGTGGTTGGTATCGCGCAGGCACAGGATGCAATGCACTTCATCGTCGCTTGCTAGCCTCCCCAATTCATCGTGTGAGAATTCACAACTCGGGCACTCAAAGCACCATCTGTTTGCCAGTGGCTGGCCGGTAGTTGAATCAACTAGTGATCTGGTGGTCCCGTTTGATTTCATGGACTGATTGCTCCACTTTTGCTACAAACACTTTAGCCATTTCATGTGCCGTTGCAATCCTCCTCTCTTTGTCGTTCAGATAAAATGCGGCCAGTAAATATGCGGCACCATTAACCAGCAAATTTGCTGCTGAGCCAGCATTTAAGCCGTGTTGGTGGCACATGTCCATATGTTGTTTCATAACAGTTCGCCATAATTCACACAGGTGATGATCATGTGTGAGATGGATTATACCATTGCTGTCAACATACTGATTATCAGCCATTTCTACGTCCTTGAAGCCAAAAGCTCAGAAAAACTACCTTCTAGCCATGTATCCCGACGTTTATCGGCAGGACCTGCGTGCGATGTCGATAGGTTCATTGCTGTGCTGATCAGTGCAATATGTGAAAAAGCCTGCGGAAAGTTTCCAACAAGGCGTTTAGCCTGTGTATCATATTCCTCAGACAACAAGCCTAAATCATTCCGTAGTGACAACAGCCTTGCAAACAAGTCTTGTGCTTCAGCGGTTCGACCTTGCATGTGCAAGCAATCAACCAACCAGAAACTGCAAGCGAGAAACACGCCCTCGCCAGGTGGCAAACCGTCAGCGCCAGTTTCAGTCCGGTAGCGCATGACTAGTCCATCCTCCATCAACTCTTTCTGAATAGCTGCAACTGTATTTCGAACTCGCGGATCCTCATGTGGTAGGAAGCCGACCAATGGAATCATCAATAGGCTAGCGTCAAGATCCTCTGATCCAAAGCTTTGCACAAACGCGTGCTTTGTTTGGCTGTAGCCTTGTTCACAAACAGCAGCATGGATCTTATCGCGAACGTCGCGCCAGTGATCGAGTGGTCCTGGTAAGCTAAACGTCTCGGCGTCACGCACTGCCCGGTCAAGCGCAACCCATGCCATTACTTTAGAGAATGTAAATTGTCGCCGTCCACCTCGTACTTCCCAAATGCCTTCATCGGCGACATGCCAAATCTCAGCAATATGTTCAACGAGGCTTACCTGCAGCGTCCAGCTAGCTGGTGGCGCGGAGAGGCCGCCTTCTCGCGCATGATGCAGGGCGTCCATCACTTCACCATAAACGTCAAGCTGTAGTTGGTCAGCCGCAGCATTGCCGACACGCACTGGTGCTGCGCCTTGATACCCTGGCAGCCACGGAATGATCCATTCATCAAGCCGACGCTCACCGGCAAGCCCATACATTATTTGGATTTGATCAGGGCTCCCAGCGACGGCACGATGCAACCAGTCGCGCCACGCGCATGCTTCTTCGTAATAGCCAGCCTCCATCATGGCTAATAATGTTAAGGTGGCATCCCGCAGCCAGCAAATCCGGTAATCCCAGTTGCGTTCACCTCCTAATTGCTCTGGCAGGGATGTTGTTGCAGCCGCCACGATGCCACCAGTCGGCACAAATGTCAGCGCTTTTAGCGTTATAAGGGAACGCATGACAGCATCTCGCCATTCTCCACGATATGCACAGCGACCGGTCCATTCTGACCAAAACGCCTCGGTTTCCCGGAGGGCAGCTATTGCGTCAATTGGTGTTGGTGGCCTAATGTGCGATTGGCCATAGGTCATTACAAATGGTACACTGCGACCAGACTCGATCACAAACGTGCTGGTGGTCTCCATGTCGTGGCCTCTTATTTCGACCGGCGTCCGTAATGTGATCAAATTTGGTCCAGCAACAGCAACTATGCCGTTGAACCATTCATCCAGCCGCGTTACCCATGGAGTTGATGCGCCATAATCAAATCGCAATACCAATTCCATTCGCACGGTTACTCGACCGGTCCGGCCTTCGACCAGGCGGATTAATGATGAGTTTCCGGACGGCCCTAGTGCGACGTTGAATGGTGGCATAAAATCGATCACAACAAAACTGCCGTCGGCTGTTTCGAATAAAGTTTCCAATATTAAACTGTCGCCACGATACCGACGACTTACACGAGCATTTGCAACGTTTGGTGCTATCGACCAGTGGCCATTACGCGCGTCGCCCAACAGAGCGGAGAAGCACGCCGGACTATCGAAGCGTGGCCAACACAGCCAATCAATCGAGCCATTCTTCCCAACGATAGCACATGTTGTGCAGTCACCAATTATCGCATAGTCCTCTATAGGCAATGGTGGTGTGTGGCTCTGATGCGGCATTAGGCGTGTCCCGCTTGGTGAAATGAACGCACAATTTTAACAATGTTGCCACATTTTACGCATACGCTGCTTGCAGCCTGGTGAAATTTATCGCGCGTGAGGTACCAAGTCGGATTTTTGCACACACCACAAGCTATTGCAGTTTCACCTTCGGGCAGTTGCGGTAGTTTCTGCCCACTTTCTGCTGCTGTTGCGTTGTATAGCGCCAGCAACAGCGCCGGGTCTGTGATCCCTTGCAAGCCCAGTGCAGGGATATCGACACACACTACGCCGCTGCTATTGGCCATGCTACGACTGTCCCGGTATTCGAAGAACACCGGCAATGAGGCGTAGAACATGCGTATCGACTTGACACCGTGACGGAGTTCTGGATTGTAAAGTGGGTTGGTTATTGTAGTTGCAAGCACTCGCATTTCGCGAGAGTCGTTTACTGGACGCACGGTAAACTCCCAACTAAGGTCACGTCCGGTCGATTAGTTCGAGAAATTCCCGTAACGGACGTTTCTTAGCTTCAAGTTTATAGCGATACACTGCACCGATCAAGGCTGAATTCAAACCTAACATACTGTCACATAATTTAACCACAATATCGTTTGGCCACATTTGTGGTCGGATATGACGCACTGCATCGAATGCGCTTTGAGCTGTCATACCGTGTTGGCACAAAATCCCCATCAACATCGCTGGGCTGCGGCCAATTCCTTCCTTACAATGAACCAGCAGTCGGTCAGTTTCAGTTAGGCTTTTAGTAAAGTTGAGCACTTCAGCAATTGCATCTCTATTTGGCGCAATAAGTTTCGATCCGTGCCGCGGCATAAAATCAATATCATCAAAATATACGACAAGCCGTTTTGGTGTCGTTTTGTAGAACCCGGCGTATTTTGGACTTAGAAGGCTGACGCACTTTGTGGCCCAGGAGTCACAAAGTGCGTCGGCAGCTTCCAACGTTGAAATCTTATATTTGAACATGGTAATACTTTGCTATTGCATCTTTTATCGATGTGTGGTTGATCATATCGGAAACTGATTTTCGCCTACCTGATCTTCGCATCTTTTCAAGAAGATCAGTTTTCATAGTCTGTAGAACGAAATCTTGTGGCAGCAGCACAGCCTTAACCATCTTTCTATTTGTCATCAACCGCTTGAGGTACTCAAATTGTTCCTCGGTTTCCCGTGTCTGTCGCACTTCGCCCTTTAATACAGGAAAGGTAATATAACGACGAAGACATTCATACATAACGCACGGGTCGATTTCCCTTACATCTGGAGGATGCTGTTGGTCCATATCCTCCTTGAAAATCACTCGCAGGAACAGCTTGGTGTCTGGTTTTGAATGGTAGCTTAATGGTGGCTGTACATAAGGAATCAGAACCAACCTTGCCTTCAATCCTGCCCAGATTGAAATCCTGTCAAATTGGTCGATTTTTGCTGTGTCGCTGTCCATTAGATATTCGCGAACTGTCATTTTGAATGGGTCGTTCTGTTCACCAAAAAACAAAATTTCAGCGGCTGAATTTAACTCAAACGATTGCGAATAGTTCGTTGCCACAGTTTCCATTATCTTATAAAGGTGGCGAAGGATTCCTCTTGCTCTCCACCCTTCGTCGATAAACACATAGATTGAATGGATTGCTATAATGTTGAACTCGGTCATTGGAAAACAGACAAAGTTCAAGCCGGCGACAAATTCGCCGTCATCGGTATGGAGGTAGCCAATATACTCGCAACTTGGTCCGTGATGGCGCTGCGCGTAGTCGCTTTTGTTCATCCTCAGCGCGTTGCGAAAGCCCGTCAACGTCTCTTTAACGTGTGGCAAACTAAACGCATTTCTGTATTCTGAATAGAAGCGATCAACTACTTGGCTGTTTGGCTTGGTTGTGATCTTCAGATGTAAAGCGGATACATCCACAGTAGTCATAAAAATACCTCGTGTTTTGCACGAGGTATTTAGTGGTTAAACTATTACTATACGACGACCGAGCGTGTGAGCCTCACCGTTGCAGTGATACCAACCTTGTAAGCGACGTCAATTGGCTCTGCTTCGCCACCTTCTGGGTCGACAGTGGCGGCAGTAGCGACCGTTGCATACGTGGCCGACCTCAACACATTTTGGCCATCATTACCCCGCGCAAAGTCGATTGATCCAACGCGCCATGGATACACAGCCTGTGGAATTGCTTGATTAAGGATCTCAGCCTCCTCATGCGCCAACTTATAAACACGCTGGCGCAGGGATTGTTTGGCAGCTTCAATCTTATTACGCTCCGGCGAGTAATCGAGGGCTAACACCTGAATCTTCAGTCCAGCTTTGCTGAGGTCTGCCACCTTTTTGTGAAGCAGCGCCGCATCTGAATCGGCAATACGGGCGCTTACATTGGCAGCTACTCGTTGCAAGCCGTTGTCCTCGTACCGTTGAACCTTATGAATCTCCCAATTCACGTCGACAATACTTCTGAGCAGAGCGCGTAGATCAAAAGGCTGGTCGTCGCTTATTACTTTGCTAACAGCTAATGTTGCCTTAACAGTGTCGGAGGTGATCGCTTCTTCGATGTTCAATTGAACGGTAACGGTGTCAGAAACAAAACTCTTTTCGACCACTTTATACACTCCTTGCTACAACAGGTTCGATCTGTGGATCGCGCTGGTATACCTAAAAGGACTTATCGTTACTGTTCACCACAATAACCGCCTCCCCAGTTCCTTCATGATAGGAGAGGTAACGCTCCTATCTACTACTTACCCTACCGCTCCCTAGGTGGGTAGGTGTGCGCGTCGGCTCCATCACGCGTCGCGATCCACATAGTAGGATGGTTTTACATCCTACAGCCGAGAGAAGGTAGTCAGCCTTCCCACCGCCATTTCCGGTTAATTCCGGATTACACATCTCTACCCAGCGCTACCTGGCGTGTACCTTTACGCTTTAGCGAGCATCCCAGTCACCAGAGATGTGTTTATGGGTTCAGGACGTTACTCCTTGACGGTCGATCTGTCTATACAGAGCCGGCGTTTACCGGGTAATTGGGTGACAAAGACGACGAGAGTCTTTGCACCAAATCGGTGCGATTTCACAAATCTTATAATGTATCGCCCACATCCTATTTTATAACGTCCTTTTTCTTTATAACCTTCTCCCTTAAGTGTTGTTGCACTGGCCATAAACGCGGCAGCGTATGTGATACCCCATACTTGTATTACCCTTCTCCCCTCAATTTTAAACTTAAAGCGATATTCGTAGGCAGCTTTGGGTTTCTTCATTGGCTAGTTATAGATATTGTTTAGCCAGATGTCACTAATTGAGTTTAATTAGGGAGCAGGCGCTTGAGGCGGTGGCAGATCTGGGCCTGGCGGTGGTGGTAACTGTGACCTCGCAGGCGGACGCCGGGCAGGAGGCGGTGGGGGTGGCGGATTGTTTGGAGGCGTCACTGCTACTGGCATTGGCGGCCGCCCCGGCGGCAACGGTGCAGGTGGATTATTATACCAGTTTTGAGGGTGATAGCCAAATCCGTCATAGTAGGTATCATTTGTGTAGGCACCGGCGCCATAATTTGGACTGCCAAGGTAACCATAGGGTTGGCTATAGTCGGGCCCGACACAACCAGATAATGCGACTAAGGCTAGAACTGATAGGTGCTTCATATCTCTACCTCATCTGCATATGCGCATTATACAGCCCTGTCATTCATGACTGTAGCGGGCAATTGCCCGCTACACATTTTCTTTTACTTAACCGCGCCTGCTGATCCTGAATACAGTGATGCCAAATCGGTGCCAGTCGGCTCTAGCCGTAACGGAATGTAGATGAAATCGATAGTCTTAACAGGTTGGATTGCTATGTCGATCCACAGTTCGTTATTGTCTATGCGATCGGGCGTATTGTTGGACGAATCACACACCACAATAAAGTCGTAAAGTGCGTTCAATGTCACAAGGTTTGATAGGAACCTTTCCATCACTGTTTTCGCACTATCCTGCGTGTGCTGAACGTTTGGCTCGAAGATAAATGGCTGCGCTATATTGTTGAGGTTATATCTAAGATAGTTGACCAACCTCGCAACATTAATCCTATTTTCAGCATTGGCAAGCGGCGACAATGTCTTGTCACCCATAATAACCAGACCTCTATTGGGCATATAGGCTATCGCATTAATGTTGTTCTGATATAGCACATCCCGTTGGCCCTGGTTCAACAGAACCGCTTTAAATAATCCTGTTGTTCTATCAATATAGCCTACCGAAGATGCGTTGTTGACAAGGCCACGCGTATAGCCAGCTGGCGTATACCAAGGATATGACACACTGTCGCTATACGCTATTGTGCGCATTGCAACAGTGCTTGGCGGCACGATGATTGTCGTGCCATCGATATTGGTCGTCAATGCCCATGGATAGTAGATTCCAACAAACTGGCTAGCTGTGACAAGGCCGTCTTCTCCATTGTCTTTTGCGGCAGCGGTGTTTTTTGCCCAGTTAGCGAGGCTTGTGCCACTGGGGTCGAGACGTGGTGGAGTGTCTGCAACAATGAACGCAACCTGTTTTTTCGCGGTGTTAAGATTGTCCATATCCTCGATAAGCTCAGGATAGCCAGGCGCACACATCAAATTAAAGTAAAATGTCTCAGCCAAAAGCGCGTCGTTGCTATTAACTACTGCTTTAAGGCTTTTAACAATCACTTCACGCTGTGCCTTGCGGCCGGCATACGGGGCGTTGCCGTTATTGCCACTTATTGTCACCCAACGTCCACCATATGGCACTGGGTCAAATGACTGAGTTCCGACGGTATAATCAACCGATGTGTAATCAGTTGACTGATAAAGACCGCTAAGTTGTGTTGATTGCCACTGTTTAACGTTTTGAGTGCTGTAACGCGTGTTGAACAGAAGTAAACCAGTTGGATACAACAGTGCGTCAGGTGCATCAGGATCAACGTAATCGCTTGTCACCAAAGACGCTATATTCTGGTCACCATCTTTGCTGCCATCAATATTCCACCTTGCATCGGCAAAAATTATACCCTTAGGGGTGGTATCGTCATTGTTGTCAATCAGCGTCCATGTTTTAGTGTTCGCCTTGTAGCGGTAGATTTTTGGATATGACTCCAAGCTTGCCAGCGATGTATCGATCCAAATATCGTTATCGACAAGTGCAGTGTTGTCACTTTGTGTCGTTGGCGCGCTAGCGTCCAGTATAGGGCCATTCGGGTCAGTTTGCGGAAACGCCGTCCTATATCCTTGCCACTTTTGACCAGTAGATACCATAATATCAACTTTGAAGTCGTTATTGAACCACAAAGTCCCATCGGCTGGCTCGGTGGTTGGTGCTGTGCTCTGTGCTTGATATTCCAACACGGACCAGACTGTGCTGTTGTCAGGATTGATGGCAGTAAGAATCATCGGCGTAAAACCAGCCGTTGCCTTGTTATTAGCGGTATCAACAGTGCCAGGGCACTGGAGGTAGACGCTGGAATTGACAGTGAGGAAGTTTGTCCCAATTCCAGCATTAGCCGCGGCGTCATCTGCATATACTGGTGCTGATACTGACACCCATGCTCCGGTGTTTGCGTTATAAGCTTGTAGAACGAAATCTGCTCCATTGTTAAATGGCGTAGTGACGATCCAGACATCACCAGTTCGTGGATTCACCGGTAATGTATAATGAGGACCATATGTCACCTTATTAGCAGTGCCGTTAACCGTTGCTTTGGTTGATTTCTCCCACATATCTGAATTGACAAGGCACCAAGTCGTTGGTGACGCAGTTTCAGTCGATCCAACCATATAAAACGATGTGAGCTTCTGAAATATTTGGTTATCATTGAAGACAGCATTGACACAATAGTCACCATCAGAGCCAACTGAGGATTTTGGCTGTAACTGAGCTGCTTGATCTGTGTTGCCATCGCTCAACCCCAAATCGACCAGTATTTGGTTCGTTGTACCAGCGAGATCTAGCTTCCCCTCGTCGAGCGCATCAATTAGCATAATATAGGCTTTGCCAGCAACGCCAACCACCCATGCGGAAGTAGCGCCGGTCGCTGCGTTGATCGCAGACACTGCATCGTTTAGCGTCATACCAGCAGTAAGCGACGCTGTGTGAGTGGTGTTAATTACCAACTCACCATCGGCTGTTATCTGCGCTGTAGTTGGGTCATCAGATCCGACGCCTGTGCCTACTAACGTGAATACAAGGTCTGTATCTTGATCAATAACCAATGGTTTCTGGTTAATCCAGTTTGTGCCATCATATTGTTGAATGCCCCAACTGGACGTCGTGGTGTTAAGCCAGTAAGTACCGCCGACCGGTGGTCCAACTGGATGGGAGCTCGATGGCCGTAACTGTGAATAGTCCAAGGCGCCTCGAATCACATATGCTGTGCTCGATAGAGCAAGATACTGATATGCGGCATGGAGCCCATATTCATTGAGTTCGTATCCGTCAAGTGGCGTTCCCTGCGACGTGTAGAAAATGGGATTACCGAAAGTTTGGATCAACTCCCGCTGGCTTGTGATGAGGTATAGGTTATTAGCGTTTTCCGGTAAGGTGCCTGCAGCGACAGTCGTCGAATTGGGTTGAGTTTTATACTCGTGTGTCCCGAGAATAAACAATGGGACTGTACCTTGGCCAGATGCCGCATAGAAGGCCTCATCTGTAACTTCTATGTCTACACCGGGTGATGATAGAGGATAAGCCATATTGAACCCCTTTTGACGGTCGATCAGCGATCTGGTTTCATTTATTTATCTCAAAGTCACAAAAACTCTTGCGTAAATTGAGGACCACGGCAAACCACACCCGCAGTGCGTGCAAACATATTTATGGATTTTGGCGAATTTCAGTCACAAAAAAACCCTGAATGCTATCCAGGGTTTTTTACGGTGCTAAGTTTGTATTAATGGACGTGGAAATATATGTCGCCTCTTACATTCTGTGGAACGCATACTTGGCGCATATATGCCTTGCCAGCTTCTGTGTCGGGATGCATCCGCGTACAAAACTCAGGTAACTTTCCAGCCCGCGTGGTGGCAGCCCGTTCAGCACTAGCAGCCGCCAATTTGTTTTCGTGAGCTTTGTGTGCTGCTGGTGCTGTCTTTGTTTGCGCCGGAGGAGCAGGAGGTGGTAACGGAATATCCTCATTAGTTTCTTGTCCAGCGGCAACCGGACCACCAATTATTGGTTCAGGTGCTACCGGTCGCGCCACGATAGGCGGCGCTGTGGCAGCTAAAAGCGTGTCATTCGCGCCTTTTGAGGCAACAACCATCGTGTTGGCCGCCTTATGTTCAGGTTGCTCAGCTACGACATTCGCCGGTTGCTCTTGACCAGTGTCTTGCCCTGCTGGCACCTGAGGCGCCTGCGCTGGCTCAGAGGCAGCTTTGGACTGCACATCGTTACCAGTTGGAACTGTCCCCCTTACTTCTTGATCCATCTTGGCCAGTAATTTGGCCCTAGCAGCAGCCGCTCGCTTGTTTTCATCCTCAGTCCGTTTTAGGAATATCGGATCGACCTGTCTCGAACCAGCGTCATCGTCGGCCACAACTTGTGGCGATTCCTCACTCGAATGGTCTGAAAACAAGTCTATTACTGAGCTGATTCCATATTGTAGGTTACCGACTGTTGCCTCTCTTGCATCATGAAACCATGGCTTCCCAACTCCGTAGGAGATAAACGCAGCACATGCAACAGATGCCATCAGCACAATAGAGGTTTTGGGGTGTCGCCTTGTCCAGCTATAAGCATTAGACGGTAATACGCCGGGTTTACTGACAGCAAGTGACGCATCTCCTGGTTGGACTTTTGTGTGGCGCAAATCAACGGCATTGCGGAACGAGTGAGTTGCAAGCGCGTTAAGTCGACCAAGACTGCCGTTGCTAGCACGGATTAGAGTTTGTATAGCTCCTGACGTCATAACTTGTGTAGAGCTTAGCCCAGCCAGATTCAGCCGAGATGCCATATATGCATGCAGCGTTTCATAATCCATTGGCGTCATATTTATGGTGACAGTCGATAGGCCAGCAAACGCGTCGGCAAACAAATCGACTACTTGCTGCTTGCCGACAAGGACTACTTGTGAGCTTATACCCTCGCTTTCTAACAGATTGAGGAAATTACGAAATTCGATCAGCATTCCCCGTGAGATGTCGTGCGCATCGTCCACGAAGAACCTTACAAACTTTGTGTTCTTATCGATCTGGCCGATCAGCCTCGGCAGATCTGCCGGTGCCGCCAGGCTACTAGCGTCAAGTTTTATGGGTTGGTATTTGTCGTGGATAACTGAGATTGCATTGTCGATGATAATTGACTTGCCGAGCCCTGACGGACCAACAAATACTACTACCCGAACGCCATCCTCTAGTGCGGCGCGAATCTTATCACGCGCTGCTGTTTGTTCACCCAATAGCATCGCTTTTGCACCATCAACACGCGCTGCAAAAGGATGTGATCTGAACGGAAAAAACCGCTGGAACTTTTGAAGCTCCATTGCAGCTAATTCGGCATTTATGTCTAATATGGTGTCCATCACCACCTACCCGCGCCGGCTAATTGCTACATGTTAGCACGTTTGTGGACGTCTTACACGGCTATAATATAGCGCTGGTCCGTTGTGTTGTCACGTGCTCTATCGCGCTCTGTCCATCCAGTGTTAACTTCCTCGTACCAATTCCAGTCCAAAGTCCACTCGGCATTGGTGGTAACTCCTCAAGCACACGCCATTCGTTTCCCCATTTCAGCCATTTTCTCGATATTTCGTTGAAAAAATATAGCCGGCACGTTTTAGGATCCTCGCCATCACAGATGAACCTATCAATATACATTTGCACCGCCCATGCTGTGCCGCCATCAATTCTGTATCTTTCGTCAATTCGACCGACAGCATATACAGCGTTTGTCCAGGCTACTTGATACCAATTTCTCCTTAACAAGTTGTTGACGCTGTCAATATTAGTCGGAAACACCCGTGACACGACGCGGTTAGCACGCACGACGTTTGGATCGGCACGACAAAGCTGTTCTTGTGTTAGGCGCACAAGAGTATTTTCTGGCGCCCGTGTTCTTGCCCCTGGATAAGACCAGTGGAGTACACGATGCCCCATCTGCTCTGCAGCGTGCCCCCATGCAAGATCGGCACCAATCGCACCCCCACTAAGGCATATGGGTGTTGTCGAGGATCTTAGAAAAGTTGGTATATCCATGCTACCGCGTATACGCTGTAATTAAGGTTGTTTCAATACTCCTATACAGATCGTCCAATGTACCATTATTTGAAATCACGACATGCTCCTTACAGGCAAATGACATCCATTCACTAAGATGGATCGAATGTTTCAGCCCATAGTCCATACACGCGTCAAACCAGTCGGGATTAGAGGCTATCTCATGCCTTATGTCATTAACCCACGGTGGCAGAGATCCTCGATGAACACGAAGAATTGTGCCACCTAACGCACAAATTGCATCACATTCGTTTGGAAATCTGCAATCTGTGATGACAGTGTTCTGTTGCGCCTTTAATAGCCTGCTCTTTAAACTAAGGATCCAAATATCATCATGGAAGGCATCACGGCAGATGTCGGTGCCGAACAACTGCAGGCAAACACGGGGTGTGAATCTTGGAAAGTATGTGCTGAAACGATGGTGTCGCCAATTTAGCTCATGCTCCCACCATATGTCGGGTTGCTCGCGCCAACGCCTTGATTCGACTGTTTTTCCCTCTAGCAGGTTTCGGTCCCAGCCAAATATTACCGATACGATGTCCTTTAAAGGCCCAGCAAAGCTATCTCTGCAAAAGCTGTGCCGCTCTACAAGATAGTCACCAATCGTATCTTTCCCGGAGCCTATAAGCCCCAAGATGCCTATAATTTTCATTTGAATACATCCGTGTTATCGTCCGATCAGAACTTTTCCCTAATAAATATCCCAACAACAGTGCCGGAGCTATTGCATGTTTGAAGCTTTGAAAAATCTTGTGTCTGAATTTTTCGGTATATATTCATCTATCTTTAATGATGATGAAACCGATGAAATCAGCGACGAAGTTAAACATTTTGTCGCTCTGGTGTTAGCAAAGGACTATAGCGGCGCAAGCGACTATTTTGTTGACGCGGTTAAGGAGGCAAAAGACGTCGACATCGACGACATAGCACTGCATGCGGATAATGTCGGGCTTGACCTTAAAGAAATTGTCAAGGTCATTGATGCTATTCGATCCGGATTCACGCCTGAAAACAGAACGGCATATGACCCTGAACATAAGGCTATTAGTATATTACAGGACGTTATGACATATGCCCATACTTAACGGCTTTCGATAGCACCTATCAGTTTAGACATTTCTAAGCCAACATCAAACAATGTCGCTATAGTGTCGTTGTACAACGCTGTGCGTAGGCGGTTTGCTTCACGTAGATCCGCTGTGTGCTCAATGTCGTATTTGTAGGCAGCGAATCGTTTAAACCACCTGTCCAGTAAGTCGTATGGCGGTAGCATGCTTTCGAGTTTCTGCGCGGAAGGCGGTTGATCAGTAGGCTGAAGAGCTTCGCCGATTTCCTTTTTTGCTTCGGCCATAAATTGCTGAAACATAGCCCGATTCTCAGTGACAAGCTTATCCAATAATGTCTTGGCCGTATCATCACTGCTGGCAGTCTTGTCTTCTGATTGTGTCATACGCGCCTTCCTTCCAGCCTCCTCCCAGTGTTTATTTTGTTCAACTATTTCATCTTTAAGCTCAGACTTATCGTCGTAGAACTCTGGTACTCCGGTCAGTAAAGGTTGTTCGCTGTCAGGATTATACGGACGCTTGATCATTTCCTGTCTCTTCCAGTTGTTGTCTTGCGTGCTCGATCAGCCTGTTTTCATTCTTTTTCATATAAAAGAATGTGAAGACAATTAAGCTTAATGCTAGCAGTGATACAACTATTCCAATAGGTCCAAGGAAGTTTTCTATAGTTTTCCCCAGTAAGTGCGCTCCGAATCCATAACTGGATGTCCAAGCTATGCCACCTATAGCGTTTGCAACGAGAAACCGCCGCCAGTTCATATTGTTAACCCCAGCTAACAACGCGGCAAATACACGAAGAAATGTGACAAATCTTCCCCATAACACAACATTGGAGCCCCAGCGGTCAAACACATACCGGCCCAATAGCATCCTGTCCTGAGTCAGCCCAATGTAGCGACCATATTTCAACATTAGTCTGTGGCCGATGGACTTGCCAACGAAATATCCGATATTGTCTCCGACAATAGCGCCAAAACAGGCAAAGGACACAAGCGCATAGATGTTTATCACTTCTGGGTGCCGCCCGGAAAAGATTGCAGCCATGACAAGCAGACTTTCTGCGGGAAGCGGTATGCCAACAGCTTCCAGGAGGATAATTAAGCCCACAAGGGGCGATCCATACTGCCGAATCAATTCAACGGCATAGGCATGCGATAGTAACGGCACTAAGGCCCTTCATTCAATAGTGGCACTCGATTGTTATTCCTGACAGTCAGCCAAATGTAAACGGCATGCCGATTGACTGATCGACAAAATTTTGAACTTCGGTTTCAAGTCGGGTGATTTCAGCCTGTCCTTCCTGTTTTAGCGCTGCGCCGTTCATACTTACACCGCCTTGTGGACTCGCGATGTTGCCAAATTTTTCCCTTGCCTCGCCGATCATAATTTTACAACGCGCTACGGTATAGTCACGCAACCACGTCCGTGCATAGGTGTCGGCAAGGAGATTTTCCTCTGTGCGAAAAACATATAAGAGCAACAACACACTCTCTGGGCCGCTGATATAGCGCTGTATGTTCAGTCTATGGTCTGTTGGATTCCAAGTAAAATCGAAACGGGCGCCAAACATGCGGCCTAACATTTGCTGGTATTCGCTAACAATTTCATAAGTTATCAGATCGCCCGATACCCCACCAGATAATGGGCCGGCTCCGATACCAGCAAATGCAAACTGGTTTGCGAACACTGCGCCAAAAGGATCAAAGTTGGCTCCTGTGCCCATCGATGTTCCAGTTATACCACGGCGAAAAATCTGTCTGACTTCACAGACATCTTCAGGTAAAAAATATTCATTTTTACCCTCGATCAAATCCAAGACGCCTATGCGCTCTTCAACTGCATTAGATGACCTTTGACGATACCGATCAAACGCCAAATCCATGGCCACTTCGAAATGGTCGGGTGTTAACTCAACCTTCACCATTCCATCGCCGAGGATTAACCGCACTTCTCTCAACAGCTTTTGGCGCGGCGTTAAAGATCTACTATTCGGCGATGCATAGCTTAGCATACGAATCTCCTAAGTTGTGAAATATTTAGTTCACCGCCAATAAATAATCGCGACTTTAAGGATCGGGTCATGGATCTACTGAACAACTGGGCGCCGTTTAAAAATCAAGATTACTATTTTATCGATGAGTCGATAAGGGAGTATTTTGACATTGGCGGCGTTTCTGTTTTCCTCCATAAGTATTTAGGTCCGATCGACCAAGGCAACCAAAACGACCCAACGCAACCAGGCCTCTCGCAGACACCCAAAACTGGAGTGACTGAAGTCCAAGATGTCTTATTCCAGGAAAACAGGGACCGAGCATATGATCCTTATGTTTACGAGCTTAAGGCCGTTTTCAACATGCTTGATTCCGAATGGGATATCCGCCAATTTGGTATGTTTCTGGAATCCGATACCTACTTCTTGTCGTTTCATTTAAACGATGTAGTGGAAAAGATCGGTAGGAAGCTTATGCCAGGCGACGTACTTGAAATGCTGCACATGCGGGATGATGCGTTGCTCGATGAAAATGCACCGGCGATCAATAAGTTTTATCAGATAACCGACGTGAACAGAGCTTCTATTGGCTGGTCCGTGACGTGGCGGCCACATATTCTGCGTGTGAAGATTACCCCCCTTACCGACAGTCAGCAATTCAATCAAATCCTTAATATGCCGCTTAGCGAACAAGTTGGCGGTGATGGACTAGACGGAACTGGCGTGCCAGGTCACGCTGGTTCACTCGGCATTGATAGCACCAGCGGCACGGGAGGCGATGTTGTCGATCCTTCGACTGGCGGCGCAGGTAGTGTGGGAGGCGCAGGCGTAACCGGCGTTGGATCGCTTATAAGCGACTACCAGAACAAGCTCGCAATGAGCCAAGCTATTGAACAAGAAGCTGAGAACATTGTTCCTTATAGGAATTTTAATGCTAGTCATATTTGGATTGTGCCTGGAACAGAACGCGGTAAAGAATATCCTTGGATCTTTACCGGGGACGGCATTCCACCAAATGGCTCAACACCGGCGCGCTCTGGCACCCATTTTCCGGCAGACGCGCAAGAGGGTGACTACTTTCTAAAACTGCCACCCGCTGGATCGGAAGTCGATGTAGATCGCGGTATGGCGATGCTGTTTCAGCTTCGCAATGGTTTGTGGTTGTTCCAAGAGGTTGATTTGCGCCTTAAATGGCAATCAGCCCATAGAATTCTAGAGAGCTTCTTGAACAACAATAATATAACCCACATTCAGGATAAAACATTTCCTGAAAAACAACCTTTGAGCAGAGCTGTGTTACCAAAAGCCGATTATTAATTATGGATTTTCACCATGTCGTTATTTTCAGCAGTTGATGCTATTGCCAACCAACAGTTACAAGCCCAACAGTCAACCGCGCCAGTTCAGAAGACTGGGCCACTTGGGCTTCAACTAATAGAGTACTTTGAAGGCTTACGTTTAACTCCTTATCGTGACACAGCAGGAATCTGGAGCGTAGGCTACGGGCACTCCATAAACGTTGATCCGAAAAAGTCGATTACTTTCGATGAGGCGGTCTCCCTATTAGCAAAAGATCTAGCAACAGCTGAACACACAGTGTTCAGCAAAGTTGCAGCAAGACTGAAGCAAAATGAATTCGATGCAATTGTATCGTTTGTCTACAATGTTGGAAGCGGCAACTTCCTAAAATCGAACGTTTATGCCGATTTGCAGCGATTCAAGTTCGACAGGATTCCGTATGACTTGTCATTATGGAATAAGTCTGGAGGACGTATCACAGCTGGGTTAGTAACGAGGCGGCATGCTGAAGGGGTCCTGTTCGCGCAAGGCACATTAGATTTTGCACCTATTGCTGTGCCTGACGATCATCAGGCATAACGGAGCATTGAATGGCCCTTGATCACTTCTACGACCAACAAATAAGACGCTACATCCTCCAATTTGTGAGGGTATTTTCCGGATTTCAATGGCGGAGTGGTGTCGACGCTAATGGAAACGCTATCCTGCGGACAGTGCCAGCAACGTATGCCAGCCTCGACCGCCAGGTTAACGCTATTAACATGAACAACAGTGAAAACGTCCTGCAAAGCACTCCCCAGATATCCTGCTGGATTACCTCCCTAAAGCGCAATGCTGAACGGACACAGGATCCTAACTTTGTTCGAACAATAAATGTATGGGAACGGGACTTTGACGAGGTTGCAAAACGCTATACATCTGACCTTGGCACAATCTATAATCTCGAGAGCTACATGCCGGTTCCATATGATCTCACAATGCAAGCTGATCTTTGGACCTCAAGTGAGCTTCAAAAACAACAACTATTAGAGCAAATCCTAGTCCTGTTCAACCCGTCGATCGATCTCCAGACCGGTAATAATCCTTACGACTGGACCCAGTTAACAATAGTGGAATTGGAGGACGTTACCTGGTCGTCAAGGACGTATCCAGGAGGGACAACCGACAATATAGATGTTGCAAGCCTCACATTCAAACTTCCCATCTGGCTTACAGCCCCAGCAAAGGTTAAGCGGCAAAATCTTATAGATCAGATCATCATCGATATTGGACGACTGGAAAAAATGAACCAAGAAAATGGTGCTGGCTTCTATTGGACTGATAGTGATCTAATTTCGCGCCTTATTGTAACACCGGGAGACTTTTCTATTCGTGTTGATAGGAATGAAATTATCCTGCTGAATTACAATAACGCAGTCCTTGACGACGAAGGCCAGCCGATGAATTGGGTGACTCTCCTCAAAAAATATGGTCGCTTTAGAAATGGTGTAAGCCAAATTCGCCTTAAGCTAGTTACCGACATTGAAGACAACTCAATGGATGTTATTGGCTTCTTGCAGTTAGATCCTATTGATCCTATGAAGCTGTTCTGGACCGTTGACCTGCAAACATTACCAGTTAACACCATGGCCGAAGTAATTGCAGTCATTGATCCACATACTGCATGGCCGAATAACAAACTTGATGCTCCGATTGCTGGGCAGCGTTACCTCCTGCTCAAACATCTTTCTGGAGGAATCGCTTGGGGTGGTCTTGTTGCGCATGAACATGATATAATTGAATTCGATGGCTCACAATGGAATATATCGTTCAATTCTTTCGCAGGCAGTACATCTGAATACGTTCTAAATACGCGAACATACCAGCAGTTACATTGGAATGGCAAGTTTTGGCATCTGTCTATCGATGGCGATTATTCGCCTGGATATTGGAGACTAGCACTTTAGGAGTTGTTTGTGGAGCACACTAGCAAAACATATTATGTGTTTAGAGTGAAATGCTTTCCGAAGACACAAGATACTTTGTCACAAAACTGGACATGGCGTTATGTCAGTAGACAATATTCAAGTGAACTATTAACTGACAGGATTGAAGAAGCATCGTTGTTTAACGATGCGCCAGTCGAAAATATTATTAAGGCATACCAATTGGCACTGAGAAAATATCAACGCGAGGTCGAGTTCGTCAAAGTTACCGTCAATTCTAACACCGATATTATCGACCTGGATAAAGATGAATACCTTGAAGAAAAACGGCGTGTTGCGCTCAACAAACTTAATTCGGATGATATAAGGGCATTGGGCCTAGAGACGTTGGCTACCTATAACAAGTTGAAATATCATGAGGGCCCGGATAGTTTACACGCCAAATCATAATCCTTCGAAAGGTTGATTCCAGTTTGCGATAAGATGATCAATCATCTTATCGAGGTTGTCCCAAATTACGATCCTTGGTCTAACCATAGCGCTTTGAACCTCGACATCAAAGCGCCTTGTATAAGCACAGTCAGTGCCAATAGTGATTGGGATCCTTTTTTCCAAATAGGATCCCAATTCAAACAGTGCTATCGAACAGTCAGATGTTGAAGGAAACCAAAAAAGAATATGGTCACTCTTTTTTAGGTGCTTACACTCCCACGATATCTGCAACACGCTTTCGACATGGCCGTTGGTGAGCTCCCAATTGTCACGCCGTGGATCCAACACAACGACTGGAAGTGCATTTGCGATCCGTTGTGCTGCGTGGTCCTGCCACAAAGGACAATTTGTTATGCCGCCTGCCAGAAAAATTCCTTTTCTCTGGTCGTTGGTCTTATCCCATATTAATGGTGACCTTACAATCTGACCTAACATATTTGGTTTTTATGAATTAACCTTATGTGACTACGACAATCTATTTACTCGGCGACAAGGTAAATCGTATGGCCGGGAAATTCTCCGAGCACCTCATGAATTTGCTGATTTATGCCTCTTGTGCATCCGTTGACAACATCGACGTAAAACTTATGGCGAAGTGCACCTTCAATCGCCCATTTCACACAATAGTCCGCTGCCACTCCTACGACGACCACGGTCGTAACACCCTCTACCACTGCCAAGTCATCAAAAAACTGGTCCCGGTCAACACCTTCAGTCATAGGATTATCGTAATCCTCTTCCAACTTTTTTATCTTTAGGCCAGGTTCTTCCCACATGTTGAAGACATTCTTGCGAAGTTGATAGCACGGAATAGCGCGGAACAATTTAGACGTATCAACTGCCAGTTGCCAACCGGGTGTGCCGACGTAGCAGTGTGGCGGAAAGCTTTTTGCCTCCTCGCTTGTTGGATAAACGGAAGGATGGTGTGTGTCTAATGTGAATAACACCCCACAATAGTTACCATTGGGTAGCTTATCTAAGAAGGTTTGAACATTGTCGACAATTGCATCGGCCCCAGGCACGTATAACGCGCCATTAGGTTCCATAAAATCATTTTGACAGTCAACCACTATAGCAAACCTTGACATTGTATCCTCTCTATTTCCTTAGTGTGGCTGGCAATGCGCTTTCAACCAAATGGTGGTTTACTGCAGGAACCCACGTATGCCAAGCCTTATTCGTTGACTGCAGAAGCTTTCTAACCTCAGAAGAACTTGGTATCTGTCGAAAGTCCTCGCGCAATAAACATAGACGCCGCAGCATACGCTTGTCGCCAACATCAATAAAATACCTCATCTGGTTCTCTTTTGTTTCTAGCTCAGGTGAGGTTACCATCTTGTTCCAAAACCAGCCGGCGTAGCGGCTTGCGTCGGCTTCTGATCCTGTATAATAGTCCGTTGGTTCTGGCCATCCTTCAGAAGTGATTGCTTTAATACAGTGGTTTGGCCAACTTTCGTTAGAACCGCCTTGTAGTTCACTTATCACCACCACCCGCACTCGATTGCCGTATACGTTGTGCAGCATTTTGATTCGATGTCCGTCGGAATACGGCGCATTTACCATTGACGGTCGAGGTGCTTTTTCGAGGCCAATTATGACAACCTTAGAATCTAGGATCATTCTATTGATAACACGGACGTGGCCAATATGTAAGGGTTGGCAAGCCATAACGGTGAATGCAGTTCGGCCTCCTCTTTCCCCAGGTCGAATATATGGCACAAATTTTTGTTCAATGGTATTAATATCCATATTCGCTCCGTTCCTTAAATTTGCCATACTACAATTTACCATTTTAGAATAAGGGAGGCTATAGCATTTCCAGTGAACATATACGACTAGAAAGTGGATTGGCAT